TTTCCCAAGTCCGGAGCCCACGATCGCGGACTTGGTGTTCTCAAAAGACGAGAATTTAGTCTGCAGGGCAGATATATTATCATTTTGTTTATCAAGAACATCTATTATTTTAATACCCGTCCAATGCCCCGCCGTCCATTCTTCAGCAGCTGTTATTGCTGTATTGCATTCATATAAAACACTGTCATAGATACAATGATCTCCTTTTGCATATGTTTTTGTAGGATCATAGACATCACAAATAGATTCTGGAATGCCGTTAATCACCCTCGCAATCTCATTAACCTCTTTCGCTCCAAACCGATCCCCTATTTGGGCATATTCTGTGACATCAACAAAGCTCACCGTTCCATCTTCGTTTTGCACCATCCGGTATTTCAGCGCCCCGTTAGGGAGTGCATCTTTAAAATTTGTTTTTAAAGCCATTAAAAATCCCCTCCATTCAGCATGAATGCTAAAGTCTTTTTCCTGTTGATTCCCCCACTTATAAAGCCGTAAATTAAAAAACAGGCTGATTCCAGCCTGTTCAATTCTTCCGAACTGATAAATGGTTTGTTTGCCTCGAATAGTTGTTTTTCGCCTATTCTAAATGGATATGTATGATTGCAAATACCTTCAAGATTATTTTCAAATTTATTGATTTCATCTGCAAAAAAGGAGATGTCCTGATAGGTTTTATCCTCCCCCATATCCTCATACGGGAATTCCTCCCACAGCTCTTGGGACATTGTTACCAATTCGTTGATATTTCCCTTGATCCTGTTATAATCCGTGATATTAAACGCATCGCCTGATTTCCAATCTGTTTTGGGCTGAATCCACATTACTCTACCCTCCTCGCCATGATTGTCCCTGTAAGGGATCCATTGTAGGTCAGACTGTGTTTATAAATTCGCACCTGCATATCATCTACATATTTATTTTCCAAAAAAGCAAGATCATTTCCGTCAATCCGCGCATCGCCGCGATATGGTATTTCATATTCCTTATCTGCCTTTAAATAATCGCCGATCCAATCTGCCAGTTTAATTGCATGCTGCAAATCAGATACAAGCGGATTCTCCCATACTTCCTGCGTTCCGCTTACATTCAGCTGACGATTTACTTTTGCATAGGTTTGAATATACTCACGCCCTGAAATGACCACTTCTATGGGGCCTTCTACGCCCGTAACCTGTACCGTAACATAATAGCTGCTGTATGATATAATCTGTATATTTTGTCCTTCTGCGGGGCTCACAAGCGCACAGGAAAATCCATATGATGGCTTTGAAAAATAAAATGTGTATTGATTATCCGCTGCCGTAATAGAAATCTCCTCACGTGCCAGCTCCACATCAGAAACTTGTCCCTTGCTGTACAAGGTCCGCATAATCTGAACTTCTTTCACTTTTTGAAGCTGTTTGCCTTTTGGAGCCTTTCTTAGCTCTGTGCCATATTCCAGGACATAATCTGTGCTCTCTCCGAAGATGATATTGTCCAGTACAATACGGTTGTAAGGCTTTCCTTTTCTGAATTCGATAGTCATACGATCCCATTCAGCAAATTCATGGCTGATCACAGTAACTCGATTGATTTCTGTCACGGTATACTCTTCTTTCAACTCATTTTCATAGTATGCCAGTATTACCAGTTCCTCCGGCCAATTATTCCCAAATTCCAGAGTAAGGCCAAAGCATTTATATGCCGCTTCCGTGAGAACGGTTATGGTCGGATTCTGCGAAAATAATCCCTGCGCATCTGCAATCTGCTCAGATATATAACCCGTATCCAAGATTTGCATAGAATCATTTTCCCTTGGAAGGAAGAATACAGAATCTATTTGTGTGTAATCCATGGATACAGATGCATAAGCGCTCTTTGCCTGTCCATTTAATATGTCCTGAGGCCGGCTGAAATACGCTGCGCTTCCTGTTTCCACGGTCATCTCCTGCTTAAATGAAGATTTCAGATAAATGCTTCCATCTCTCCCCTGTGACAGAACACAACGCCCAGCATTCGCGATCAGTTGAAGTGCCTCTTTGTGTGTAACCGCGGGCATCGGGTTGTTGATGACAACATCCTTCAGGTAAGGATCCAGCCATACTTTCCGCAGATCTACTCCCGCATCATTGAACACATCCAAAGCCAGATCATACAAGCTGATTCCTTCTGATCGGTAAATCCCCCTATAATACGTATCACTCAAATCAGACAGCTGATCTGCTGCCGAAAATGACATCTCGTCATCGTCTACTTCCCACTCTTTCAGTGATAGTTTTATACCCGGCATCCATTCAATGCTTCCATCATCAAGTCCCTGCCCATACAAAGCCTCAACCTGCTGCCCTTGTTCCAAAAAATTTACCGTACTGGTATAATTTTCAATGTCAAACTTCCTGTTTCGATTCTCGACTGTCAGGGAAAAATCAAGCGTAGGAAGCTCTTCGCTGATAGGGCTTACAAATTCCTGCTTAACGGCTGATTTTATCTCATGCCCTGAGAAATAGATACCGATTCCCATTGTGATCTGATGAATACGCAGACGGTTGCTTCCATTTTTCATTTTTGAAGGAATGATCTTCAGGTAAGTCACCTGAGTAAATACTTTATCTGTCACAAATTTCCCGGATTCATTCTGCGTGATCATTACGGTGTTTTGATCCGTTTGTATTGCAAAATCTACAGGATAGGCTTTTCCAAATTCAATCGTCAGCCCTTTAATATCGTACGGAACAGGAAACTCTATCGTAATGGTTCCCAGCAACTGGGTTGTCACAATCCCCTGATTTAATACGGCCAGCTCCTTGTCGCGCGGAAGAAAAAACATCCCTCTGTCAATGGATGTATAATCCTCATCACAGGCAGCATACAGCTCCCCTTCATTGACAACGTAATTATTCAATGGTTTATAGCAGTTGGAATAGTATTCATACTCATTTCCAGCTACGCGCGCAGATGCCTGTGCCTCCTGATTGATAACACCAATGGTTACTCTCATATGGCACAGCTGATTGATCCACTTTCGTTTCATCATTTCCTTGTAGCGCCGGCTCACATTCTGCATAGTTTACATCTCCCCACAGTCAATCAGATTTACCTTACAATTCCGGTATTGCACCGGAAGGCCCGTTATCGGATCCTCCCGTGCAATTTCTGCAGTTCGGTTTCCCGGATACATTCTCTCTGTTTTCCAACAATTATTTTTCATATCCGGGAATGTTACTGTGACCACAAATTCATCAAATTCTTTCAGTATTCTGCTCCACGTCTCCGCATCCAAAAATGACCAGCACAGATTATCGACCTTATCCTGATCGCGTCCTACGCGCTGCCCGATAAATTCACCATATGTATTCCTTCCATCGGAAACATTCGTAGAAATTGTAAGCCCGGGGCCTACATCATAGTCAGGATACTTATGTCCATTTATAAATATCGCCATAAACTCACCCTTATGTCCTTAACTGATATCCGCTTCTTTTCTCCAGCTCTTTCAACTTATTTCTGATTTCCCGGATGTCAATATTCACTGTCAGATCCAGATTTTCAATAAGCTCTATGATTTTCCTTAACAGGTCAATCATTACAACCAGATACTGGATACTCATATCCTCTTTATCTCCGGCCAGTGCTACCGCTCGGTTCACCATTTCCTGCATCTTGTCTTCAGGAGCAACGATTTCTCCATACCGTCTGTTGTCACCTATCATGGCCAGCTGAGGTGTATTTGCCCGGACATAGCCGCCTTGCGCAAGTCGCGGAATAGATATCTGTGATATGGAGGGAATGTGAAGACCAAAACTCTTGCCTCCAAGTCCCGGCACCCAGTCCGGAATATCAAAACTCAAATTGTTCAGCGCTTTGATCATCTTGTTGAGTCCTTTGATCACGCTGTTCACCATAGTTTCCACGCCGCTGATGATCGTGTTGATGACTTTCTTTATTCCGGCCCACATGCCGTTAAAGATATTGATCGTGGTTGTCTTCACAGATGTCCAGATCGACTCCCATGTGGCTTTTATTTTTGTCAGAACCACGTCAATGTTCGATTTAATCTCATGGATAATGGAATCTATTATATTCCGGATCCCGTCCATAATACCGGCAATAAACGCTTTGATTCCTGTCCAGATCGCCTGTGTAATTTTTGATATGGCTGTCCATGCCAAATTAATTACATTTTTAACGACATTGACCGCTCCGGAAGCGATTGCTTTTATTGCTTCCCATATACCAGAGAATATTCCCTTAACTCCTTCCCAGGCAAGGCTCCAGTCCCCTGTGAAGACTCCAACGAGGAAATCAATCACACCGTTCAGCAGCGTCAGAAGGGCAGTTATGACCTCACTGAACATTTGCGCAAAAGCGAATATTGTATCATTCAGTGCCTGCATAACAGAAGCGATTACTGGCGCCATATTCGACACAAGCCATTCAATGAAAGGCTGCAGGTATCCAGTCCAAAGCGCTGATACTGCATCGATCACTTTTCCTGCAAACTCCAGGAACTTATCGATCAAAGGCTGTAATACAGTACTCGAAAATTCGTTAAATTTCTGCGCAGCATTCTCAAAGGCAGGAAGAATATGCGTATTAAACGCATCCAGAACCACTCCAGCGATTTCAGAAAAACCGTTTTTCAGCGACTCAAATAATGGATGGATGTGTTCATTGTACAACTGCAGCACTTTGTCCACAGTTTCCGATACCAGGCTCGCTATGGTTCCTGTAACCGTCTGAACGGTATCAAGAATCCCTTGGAATGTTTCTTTGAACGCCCCGGCATTCTCGATGAGTGGGGCTGTAATCAGGTCCAGAAGGTCAGTTCCGAAGGATGCTGCCAGCTGTCCGGCTCCCATAAATCCATTTGCAAAAACAGAAATGATGTCTGCGGTGATCTGTTTTGCGCTGTCACTTCGGAAAACCGTAAAGATGTCAGCAATCGCAGCGGTAAAATTACCGTATATTTCTGCTCTTCTGGATCCAATATCGAACATGGATACCAGATATTCTTTTATTCGTGAGGTATTTTGCTCCAGATAAAGGGCCAACCCTCCCAGCAGGTTATCAGCAATCGTGGCCCCGATACTTACAACCGATCCAGCTACCTTTCCAAGGTTATATGCCACCGCATCCGCAAAGCTATTCGCAGCATTTATAACTTCTGGAGCAGTAAAGATGTCTTTCAGACTTTTCTTTATACTGCTAATGGAGTTCTGGATACTGTCAAAGACTGTGGTATCCAGAAAGCCATCCCAAAATCCTTGTTTTGCCAGCCCGGCAAGCTCTTTCATACGGTCGATCAGCTTTTGATACTTGCTGTCCATCTCATCCAGCGCCGATGTATCTGCCTCGCCCATATCAAACGATTCAGCGCCATACCCGCCGGCATCTGAACCGCCGCCCGAGCCGGGTTCATCCGGAGGGGAAATAATATTCAGTTCATCAATCCCTGTGGTAACGCCTTTTAGTTCCTTCGCCGCTTTCTTCGCTGCATCTCCGGTTCCGCTTACCGCGCCGCCTGCTTTATCTGCAGATTTTGCAACCGCATCCAGCCCCGAAGCGGTCGCTGCTGCTCCTGACTTTTTGCCGGTCAGCATCTCTGTAAAAGCTTTGAAGGCATTTGCCAGACTCATCAGTTTGCCGATGATCGTATTGATTACCTTGATCACCGGAGTGAGTACGTTAATAAGCCCCTGTCCGATCGTTGCTTTCAGGCTGTCGAACTGGAGCTTCAGGATACGCACCTGATTGGCCCACCCGTCACTGGTTCTGGAAAAATCACCTGCTGCCAGTGAAAGCTGATCCTGCACAAACTTATACCGAAGTGCAACCTTCTCCATTTCGGACATGTTCTTGGTGGTTTTCCCGAACCCATTTGCAAGAGCATA